GCGCTTTCATGATGGCTGAAGGAAAGAAAGTAAATTCAGCTGACCTCAATAAGGTGTTCACTCGTGAAGACAGAATCGATAGGATTCTGAACGATGTGATAACCTGGAGGAAGAGATGACACGGAATGAGCTAAAGGGACTCATCAAGGAGTGCCTTGTTGAGATACTCACGGAAGGTGCCGGAGTATCTGCGGTGAGGGAATCAAAGGCGAGGCAGGCACCTGTACCTCAACCACAGAGGAGACATCCTGCCCTTGATGCAATTGCAATTCCCAAGAAGCAGAGTGTTGAGGTGCCCCAACAGAGGCGTCCAGCTCCGCCGCCACCACAAAATTTCAATGCCATCACAAATGATCCCATGATGGCATCGATCTTTGCAGACACTGCTTCCACCACTTTGATGGAACAGGTGAATGCTGACAGAGGGGTCGCAGCAGCGGTCAATACAGGCGTTGACCCGTCAGTCTTCGAAGGTGCCGCAAACTGGGCATCTCTCGCATTCTCGGAATCACCTCGTAAAAATCGCTAATCAAAGATAGTTAACATTGAGCAAAGAGCTCGGAGGTAATATGTCAAAGGTCGTTACACTTACACCCGCCCTCCTCCGCAGGATTGTCCTTGAGGAGAAGGCCAGGATCGTGGCAGAGGCAAAGAAGATGAAGGAGGCCGAGATTGCGGCCGATGCAGATGAGGTCGGCGCCGATGAGTACGCCGATGCACTCGTGAATAAGATTGACCATGCCAAGGCAGCCGGCGTCAAGAACGAGTCCAGGAGGCTTCGTGCACTCGCCCTTCGTGAGAGCGCACTCCTCAAGGAGCTTGGTCGTCTCCGTGAGGCCAAGAGGGTCATCGGTCGCAGGTCAAGCCGCTAATTCAAACAAAGCAGGAGTGAATCATGAATTACCCAACAATAGCAAACGCAAGTCAGGGAACGTCCTCTCCTGCTAAATCAGTGACGAAGGGCCGTTCCAGCAACGCTCGACTCAGCGCAATGTTCGCCACCTCACCCACAAATGGCACTCTCAATGAGGCGTCCTACAAGACGCAGGCACTTGAGCTTCTTTTGGCAGGTGAGGTGGTTGACAACCAGCAGGTTGGAAACACCAATCGTGACTTTGCTGAGAACGGCGCTCCCAACTATGCTGACGTTTCAACAGGCGCAGGTGGTAAGCCAGCCTCGGCATGGACACCAAACCCGGCATCTCCTGGTGAGGGCAATGATGTGAACTATGCATCTATGCCTGCTCCTCCTGAGGGTTTCGGAACAAATCCAACAAACGACCTCGCCAGCGTAGGCGGTGGCGCTGCAACCTCCGAGGGTCGCAATCCGAGCACTTCATCAACCAGGATGTCAGCAGCCATCAAGGACGGAAAGCTGTCCCTTGTGTCCGGTAAGTCAGCTGCCACTGTTTCGGCAGGCGGTTGATAGAAAATGCCTGCAGTCTTGCCATTGATTGAATTCCAACAGTCTGAGGCTAAGCCTGAGACCAGCAGGTCGAACCTGGCAAGCCTGCAGGCACATTTCCCAAATGCACCTACGCTACCTGGTGATAATGGCATCAAGGATGCTGCTTATCGAAAGGCATGTCTACAATTTCTTCTGTCTGATGAACCAGCGACAATTCCCCTGTCGGACCCATCAAGAGGCAATGATTATGCCTCATCGTATTGGGTTGATTCAACATACAAGAGAAATTTTGGTGACAATGGATCTCCTCGATACAGCGATGTGAAGCTTGTTGCCGCGGCAGGCGACGGCAAGCCTGAGTCTCCATACTATCCGAACCTGGGGTCTGGTGCCGATGCAGATCCAAGTAACCTTCCGCTTGTTCCAGCAGTTTCTGATCCTACGGTCACAAATGATCTTTCATCTGTGAAGGCTGCTGGAAGCGAGGGAAGCGTCAAGTCAAGGGTCCCACGGACCTATTCGAATAGAATGAAGATAGAATCTTCAGCAGACATTGATTCAACAAGCGGCAAACTTTCTCTGACTAAGGGTAACTCCAGAATCACGATGAAGGGAAGCGCCACAAAGTTTGGAAGCTAAGATGAAACTTTGGGAAGCTATATCAAGTCCTGCTAACTTTCCGAACTATGATGCTCGCACAGGATTGGGTTATGGAACTCAGTCAGGATTTCATGCAAGCAGAGAGTACCAGGGAACATATCCATACATTGAGCCTGATGATGTCGATGAGGATACCGAAGAAGTGGTAGACGATGAGATGTCAACCAGGATTCAGAACAAGGTCGGACACAGGAATGTGAATGACCCTTTTGCTACAAGAAAGTCAGATCCATTCTACTTCGCAGGTTCAGCCACATCCTTCAACATGGGTGAGGCCTATGGCGGACCCAATCGATCAAAGACTTCGATAGTTCCTTCAATCACGCAAGGAAAGATCTATCCACACATTCAGGCTGTCCTGGGCAGTGGTGGTCAAGCAATCAATCGTGTCTACAAGCCAATCCAGGGCACAAAGTCAACAGCGCAGGGATACTCAAAGGCTCCTGTTCCTATTGATCCGAGTGAGGACCAGCTTCGTGACGAGGCCACCGAGCACATTCGAGAGCTTACACGACTGATTGTTATGAACAACAGCGTGAAAGAAGCAAATCGAAGGTAATACATAACTCAGGAGATGTTGAGGAACAATGTCTAGCAATCTCTACAACGAGGCAATTGTTGACGCAAAGCAGCTTATTCAGATGGCAGAAGAGAATGCCAAGAACAAGCTGATCGATGCTGTCGCTCCTCGCATTAGAAAATTAGTTGAAAGCCAGCTTCTTGGTGAGGCTGAGGGCGATGAAGATTTTGACATGCTCGTTCGCGGTACCCAGGACGATGAGGTTGCCGACGATGATGGCGCTCCTGTTTCTGAACCTGTAGGTGAGGAAGTCGAGGCCCCAGAGGACGAGGACGTATTCGATGATATCGTGTCCGATGAGGATTATGATGATGAATACGAGGAAGAAGAAGAGGAAGAGGAGGGCTTCAGTGATTTTGATGACGGAGTCTTCAAGCTTCCAAAGAGTGTGAAGAAGGTCACCTTTGAGATCGGTGAGGATGACAAGATCCTCACAGACAAGGGTGAGGCCGTTGAGCTCACCAAGGAAGGCATTCAGACACTCACAAGGATCGTTGATGGCCGCGGATCTGTCACAGACAGGGTGAAGCAGGCCAGGTTCGATCTCAAGGTTATAGGGAGGGCTCTCGGCGCTCTCAATGAGGGGAGAATCAATGAATCAGTCTCCCCTCGAATCGTCGAGGAATTCAACGGTGTCCTGCGCCGCGCCGTTGGTCTCAGAGCAGAGGCTCAAGGCCTCGTGGAGGGGCCGGCTAAGAGAGCCGCTCTGGTGCAAGTTCAAACCCTCATAAAGGAGATTTCAGAAATGACAACGAAGAGCCTGCTTCGCACCCTGCTAGAGGGCGAGGCAAAGAAGACCGAGGCACAGCAGAAGGCTGAGGCCAAGAAGAAGATGGAAGCCAAGAAGAAGGCTGAGGCAAAGATGAAGGAAGCCGACAAGCTCAAGAAGGAGGCCGATTCTGCAAAGAAGGAGGCTGCCAAGAAGATGAAGGAGTCCGACAAGAAGAAGACTGAGGCCAAGAAGATCGCTGAGGCACGTGCCAAGATCGCCAAGCTCATGCGTGAGGCTGAGGGCGATGAGGCCGGCGGCGAGGCCGACGTCGATGTCGACGCCGTGAAGTCTGCGCTTGAGTCACTTGCATCCGCCGTTGGAATGGAGGTCAAGGCTTCCGATGAAGGTGCCGAGGCCGAGGGCGGTGAGGAAACAACAGAAGGAGAAGATATGGACGAGATGTACGAACTCGACAATGAGATGGACGAGGGTATGTACGAGACTGACGAGATGGATGAGGCTGATGAGATGGACGAGGCTGATGAGATGGACGAAGCCGACGAGATGGACGAGGCTGAGGACATGGATGAGGCCGACGAGATGGATGAGGCTGATGAGATGGACGAGGGTGAGGATGAGGAGCCTGTGAAGAAGGAGTCCTACCGCCGCGGCCAGACAGTCTTCCAGATCGATGAGTCTATGCTCCGTCGCTCACTTGCTCGTATGCGTCGCCTCCGTGAGTCCGTTGAGGACTCCTACGGTCACTTCGGTGGCGGTGAGGACGATGGAGACTATTTCGAGGATCCTCCTGAGCTGAACGCTCTGTCCGAGAAGGACGAGCCAAAGAAGGAGGCCAAGAAGGCCAAGGCTGAAGCAGCCAAGGCCAAGAAGGAAGCAGAGGTTGCCAAGAAGGAGGCCGTAAAGGAGGCACGCATGAATCGTGCTCTCAAGGCCCGTGTCAATGAGGCAGCCGCGGCGGCGGAAACCCTGCGTCGCCAGCTTGCCGAGCAGCACCTGTTCAATGCTAAGCTTCTCTATGTCAATAAGCTTATGCAGAATAGGTCACTTTCGGACAAGCAGCTCAGGGCTATTGTGGAGGCTCTTGACTCCGCACAGTCCCTCAGGGAAGCAAAGCTCCTCTTCACGAGCCTTTCGGAGTCGCTGTCCCGCTCCGCTGGGTCTCTGAGCGAGGGTGCAAACAGGACAGTTGGCAGCTCCTCAAGATCGACGCGGCCTGGTGGCGTGATCAATGAATCCGTCGAGGTGGATCGCTGGGCTGTTCTGGCAGGAATCAGGGCTGACAAGGCCTGAATCAGGCCGGGACTATCTTTCAATCATTAAGGAGTATTAGAAATGTCAAAGGCATTCTCACTAGATACGCTCGCCGAGGGAATCCGCGAGCGTCACCTTGGCGCCGAGAACCGTCGCCTCACCGAGAAGTGGAACCGTACAGGTCTCCTCCGTGGACTCGATGGAGTCGGCAAGGAGAACATGGCTCGCCTTCTCGAGAACCAGACCGCACAGATCCTGAAGGAGTCTAACTCCCTCTCGACCGGTGGCGGATCGACCACATCCTCAGGCGACATCCGTGGTTTCACCAACATCGCCTTCCCCATCGTCCGCAGGGTCTTCGGTGGCCTGGTCGCAAATGAGCTGGTTTCAATCCAGCCCATGAGCCTCCCCTCCGGCCTCCTGTTCTATCTGGATTACACCTACGGCACAGCTCGTGGTGGAAATGCTGGAATCAACGGCGACGGTCCCACCAACTACGGTGTGTACCAGGCCGGCCAGTCCATCTACAACAGCCCAGTTGGCAAGGGTGTCCAGTCCGGATCACTTGGCGTTGGTGGCCAGTACGACCTCATCGGAACCGGCTACTCCAAGGTCCACGTCTCCGGATCACTCACAGCAGACCAGATCGTTGACTACGGTGCATACAACGGCTCCGGCGTTTGGACAGCTGAAGTTGCAGCCTCCACATCAGGCAGCAACGGTCGACTCCTTCAGTTCGACCCACAGATCAGCACTCTGATCGACAGCAACAGTGGAAACTTCTCCTTCATCCTCGTCAAGGGTTCGGCCGTCACCGGCTCCGATCCCTCGCTGGTCAAGGAGTTCGGTCTCTTCCCGTCAACGTCAGCCCTCGGTGGCCCCTCCGACATTGGAAATCCTGTAACAATCCCAGCAACAATCCAGGGTGGTGCGGTCCTCAACGTCCGTCGTCTCAGCCAGGTTGGAACATGGGATTCAACAGCCAAGACCTTCACACCAAACCCCCTCCTCGCCCTCGGAGCTTCCGCTGCCTCCTCAACCGCGATCCTCTTCGTGGTCTCAGGTGCACTTGACTCCGGTGACGATGCCAACAACAAGCTTGCCATCTCCTACATCAAGGACTCCTCCCTCGATGTTGAGAGCTCAAGCGGCTCAACACTCACCATTCCGGCCTTCGAGTCTGACTTCGGAACCTCGCCCACCCCGGCAATCCCCGAGATCGACATCAAGATCGAGTCAATCGCGGTCACCGCAACGACCCGCAAGCTCCGCGCTCGCTGGTCACCGGAGCTCGCTCAGGATCTCAACGCTTACCACAGCCTCGACGCTGAGGTTGAGCTCACCCAGATCCTCTCCGAGCAGATCGCCCTTGAGCTTGACCGTGAGATCCTGAACGACCTGCTCGTCCAGGCCTCCGGCGCGAACTACTACTGGTCACGTTCACCAGGCAAGTTCGTCAACAAGACCAACGGCGCCGAGGTCTCTCGTGCAACCTCACTCACACCAGGCCCTGCCTTCACCGGCACAGTCCGTGAGTGGTACGAGACCCTCATCGAGACCGTGATCGACGTCGCCAACGAGATCCACCGCAAGACCCTCCGTGGTTCGGCCAACTTCATCGTGGTTTCACCCGATGTTGCCACCGTCCTCGAGGCTTCGGTCCTCTACAAGCCCGTCTACTCGATCGACGGTTCCGGCCAGGTCGGCTCACCGATGTCCATCGGCGCCGAGAAGATCGGTACCCTCAGCAACCGCTTCACAGTCTACAAGGATCCTTACTTCCCCAGGAACAAGATCCTCGTCGGCTTCAAGGGTGGAAGCTACCTCGAGACCGGATATGTGTACGCTCCTTACGTGCCCCTGATTGTGACACCCACAATCTTCGCACCCGAGGACTTCACACCGAGGAAGGGCGTGATGACCAGGTACGGAAAGAAGATGGTTCGCTCAGACTTCTACGGCACGGTCACCTGCCTCGACATGAACATCATCTGATGTTCTAGCCGATAAGGCGCTACGCGGCCACCCGAAAGGGTGGCCGTTGTAGTTTTACCGTATAGTTATTGTCAAGCCCAGTCCAGTGAACACCTGACACCGACAGGGGATTGGAAGCATTCGGAGCACAGGAGGTTCACATGCCAAAGGTACTATACACAGCAGCTCAGGGACTTGTTCAGCAGGCAGGTTCTGGTTTTCAACTTGACGCAAGCGTCGGTCTTACAAACAACGGTTTTCTTGCAGGATTTATACCAGATGCTGCATCCACTACATCAGCTAGCGGTGCCATCTCAGTTGCAACTTACTTCACTAACATCACAGTTGACGGTACGAAGGCATTCACTTTGGCCAATGGAACAGCTGTTGGACAGATGAAGAAGATTCTGTGCTCTGCAGCAACTAACACACCAGCAGGCACTCTCACAATTGCTTCACCTGTAAGTTCTGACCTCGATGTGATCGCAATAAGTGCAGTTGGAGATGTGGTCGAACTTGTTTGGAATGGAACAGCATGGAGGATCTTGGCCCTCTATAACAGCAGGCTTGGAACTGTTGCAAGTCCGACTGTTTCATAAGTTGATGACTGCTCTCGAATGAAGTAGTCAAATATTTTCTACTTCATCGCTTCAGCAGGGGCCTTTGTGTCCCTGCTGTCGTTTTAAGCGAATGTGGTAAATAGTTATCTTCGTAAGAGGAACAAATGAAGAGAAGCAGGCTTTCACTTTATGGTGCAATGTTCGGCAGGATTAATGAAGATGTAGCGGCCGCAAAGTCAATGGCAGCCGAACTTGAGTCCCAGCTCACTGGTGGTGAGTCGAACTACGACCAGTTCGTAGCCACTCTAAAGAAGGCAATGTCTGATCAAGACTTTGTCAAGATGCTTAGGGCCGGAACAACTGAGGACGCAGTCACGGTTGTAGACGCAAACCCATCTGTTTCTGCACTGACACCAGTTCAGAAGGAAATCGGAATGGCAAACTCATTCGGATTCCTAATCAAGAAGCCAGGTGCTGCTGATGCGACAATCAAGGTTGCAAAGGCAGGATCAGGAGGTCCCGAACTGAAGATAGTGACACTCAATGGAACATACATCGTTGATGGTCATCACAGGTGGTCACAGCTTTTCATGCTGAACCCAAAGGCAACCATACAATCATTCGACATACAGCTTCCTGTGAATGATTCTGCCGATGGGCTTAAGGTTGCACAGTTAGCAATCGCTGCAAAGGTTGGCACAGTGCCAGCTGCGGCAGGTGACACGGCCACTGACATATTCGGCGCACTCAAGGGGCCTGAAGCACTTCGAAGCTACCTCAGCGATCCTGCTTACAAGCCTGTCCTACAGTCAATTGCTGCCAATGGCCTTGTTGACCAGACGACTGGAAAGCCTGCGACAAACGAGGAAGAGGCAAAGAACCTGCTTGTCAATCATGCCGGAATGCTAGTTGCCAAGGGGACTGACACAAACATCTCAAGATTCTCTATGCCTCAGTTTGACACAAAGGTCGGCGGACCAGAATTTCCGGATGTCAAGCCAGAGCTGACAGCGGGTAAGGTCAACTGGAAGAACATTGCTGCCGCTGCCGGGGCAATGAATGCCGAGTCCATTCGTCGTGAGGACGCTGTCGTGCTTGAGCGCTGGCAAAAGCTAGCAGGAATCATAAAGGGTTGAACCTGCCGTTAAATGCTCCCAATCCTTCATAGTTAGGATTGGGAGCGCTAATGTCGACATTCACGACGACACTTTCACCTACGCCATTCGGGTTCTTTGATTCGGATGCCGACTTTCAGTCTGAGGCTGACAAGATGGTGACATTCGTCAAGCGAAAGCTTGGTGATGATGTCCTTTCTGTCGAACTCACCAAGAAGCAGATATGGGCCTGCTTTGAGGAGGCATTCTGTGAATACGGCTCAATCGTGAATCAATATCAGGCAAAGTCCCAACTGATGGACTTCATGGGATACGCCACAGGTTCAATGAATGGTGCCGAGGCAACTTACCCAAGGAATACCCTTGAGTTTGCCCTTCGACTCGCAGAACCGTACGCAGGACACGCAGGACTTGGAACCACCTACGACACAACATCCGGCTCAATCAATCTTTCTGCCCAGAAGCAGGATTACAATCTGTATACAGACCTGCTTGATTCATCAGGCGTCCCTATAGTTTCATCATCACTCAACCCGAGTCTCGGAAAGATGAGGATACTAGAGGTCTTTCACTACTCACCACAGGCTGCCTACAGGTTCTTTGATACGACTTCTGCAATCAACTACCTCAACAATGAGTTCAGTTTCGAATCATTCACACCTGAGACTGTCTTCTATGTCCTGCCGGTATTCGAGGACATCCTCCGCGGCGGGCAGATGTCGATGTCCAACAAGGTGAGACGATCGAACTACAGCTACAAGATCACAGGAAAGAACATTCGAATCTTTCCAATGCCAACAGCAGACAATCCTTTGAAGCTGTTCATAAGGGTCGGATTCGAAATGAATCCCCTCGACCCTGGGTTCAATGATCCCAGTCTCTATGGGACTTCAAACATGTCCAACATTCCTTTCGGAAACCTCCGATTCTCAAGGGTCAATTCGATAGGCAGGCAGTGGGTGAGACAGTACACAATTGCCCTGTGCAAGGAATTGCTGGGTCTCATTCGTTCAAAGTTTAGCTCAATACCGATACCAAATGCCGAGCTTCAACTCAACGGTTCGGATCTTGTTTCTGCTGCCAAGGATGAGAAGGACAAGCTTGTGACGCAGCTCAAGGAGATGCTTGACACAATGACTTATGACAAGCTCCTTGAAGCACAGGCAAGCAAGGTCGACAACCTGCAGAAGGTACTCAGGGCAATACCGATTCCTGTCGGTCGCGCAATCACAATAGGATAAGAAATGGCAAGACTGTTTGTCACATCTCGTGAGCTTGATCTCATATCAGACCTCACGAAAGAAGTCACAAAGGATGTGATCGGACAGCGTGTCTTCTATTATCGTGTGAGAGAGGACCTCTCAAACACGCATGATGTCTATGCTGAGTCGACAGAGAAGGTCTTTGACCCTCCAATTGACATAGACGTTCGTGTTGAATGGAACTCACCTGAAGCAAGAACCAATAACTTTGGAAACGAGACCTTCTACTCCATCATCGTCTACTTTCACTACAGGGACCTCCTTGACAAGGAAATTGACATAAGGACAGGAGACGTCCTTAGTCACGGAACTGTGTTCTACGAGATCACGTCTGTGATTCCAATAAGCACCATCTATGGGCAGATTGAGCACCTCACCGGTTACAAGGCGACATGCAAGCAGGCTCGCGATGGCATCATCAGCAAGCGTCCTATCGGTCCCCTCGAAGAGAAGTTCACCGATCCTGATGCAGTTCAAGACACATTCGAGCAGCAGAGAGGACAGTCAACAAATGACAGTGGTGAGACGAATGATGTCCGTGAGCTTCAACGCAAGGGAGTTCTCGATGCCCCCATCACAGGTGCAAAGAAGGTAAAGAAGGACAGCGTCTCGTCATCATTCTACGGAGATGACGAATGACAACAAGGTACGACACAGGAAAGCTTCCAACAAAGGGAAGGGTGTCCCAGGGGTATGACGCAGGTGTGACACCAACTGACTTTCAGGTACCATCCTGCGGCCCTGAAGATGTTGACAGGGCTCTCTTTGACTTCTTCAACAAGGAGCTTCCACTCTATTACACGGCCTCGAAAGAAGCTGGTGAGATGAGAAGGGTTCCTGTTGTTTTCGCATCAGGTGAAAGATTCGCCCTCGCAGCAAAGAAGAGGCCACTTGTTGATAAGAATGGTGCTCTCATCCTTCCAATGGTCGCAATCACGAGGTCAGGAATCACCCTTGAGAACACAAAGGGCAATGTGATGCTCGATAGGTCTCCTGAGGTTGTAATAAAGAAGAGGGTTTCTTCTGAGGATCCTCTCTATCAGGCCCTGCAAGGAACCAGCGGTCTCAGGAATACTGGCATTGCTCCTCAGTCGAGGAATGATTTTTCCTTTGCGAGCGGAAGAAACCTCGACCCACAGATGAAAAAGGGTATCTACGAGATCTTTGTGATACCTGGTCCAAAGTACTTCACTGTGAAGTATGAGATCAACATATGGGCACAATATGTCCAACAATTGAACGACATTATCGAAGCTGTGCTTGGGTCATTCCCATTCACAGGCCGCTCTGTGAAGGTTGCTTCCACGAAAGGTTACTGGTTCGTTGCATACTTCGGTGAGGAAGTTTCAATGGACAACAACCTCTCCGACTTCACAGACAACGAAAGGCTTGTGAAGGCAAACATGACAGTTGAGGTACCGGGATACCTTGTGACACCAGAATTCCCAGGAAGTCCAAACGGGGTTCGAACTTACACATCCGCTCCCACAATAACATTCGATGTGTCGCTCTCAGGAGTCCCTCCAGAGACACACAGTGGAAACGTGATGTCAACCAATGTAGATAACCATATCCTCACACAGGTTGAAACAGATGACTTGCAGGGACCCGTGCAGGCCATCGGAACGTCAGCTGTGGCGACAAATGAGTCAATTCAAGGGTATGGAAGGGCCGGATCAGCGATAAGTAGAAGTGATATGCCACTCAATAACTTCAGGTCCCAGACACAAGAGATTGAGTATGTGACTGATCCGGTCACGGGTGAGAAGAAAAAGATTCTTGCTCGAGTGACAACCCACAACCCAAGGAAGGGAGAAAAGGTTCTCGTGACCTTAAACCCTGACAAGCTTTTCAGGTGAGTGAGAATCACCAAGTTGTGGTTGATATTTACAGAAGAGAGCCAAGAGTGAAGGAGAATTAGCATGGCCGAACAGACATTCAGATCGCCCGGCTTCTTTGAGCAGGAAATCGAGCTCGTTGCTGGTGCACAGGAGCCAACTGGGATTCCTGTCGGAATCATCGGAACGGCCGAGAAGGGACCTGCATTCGTGCCTGTCACGGTGCCCAACTTTACCAGCTTCCAGAACAGATTCGGTGGTACCGACCCATCACGTCCAGCAATATACGCTGTTCGTGAGGCGCTTCGTCACAAGCAGGCCCTCACATTCGTGAGGGTTCTTGGAGCAGGCGCAAACTCGACGTCAGGGGACATATCAACGACCCAGACGAACGGAACTGTGAAGAACGCAGGTTTCAAGGTAACTTCAGCTGACAGTGCAAACACTGTTGCGAGGAAGGACGGCGCCGTCACATTCATTGCAGCAAAGCACTACATTTCAGCGTCGGGTGGACCACGTGAGGAGGTTGGCTTCCCAATCTTCACAGACAACCCAAGCTTCAGCATTGCCGAGGGATCCGCCACAACAATAAACCTGGTGAGGGCAGTCATATTCCCGGCCTCAGGATCGAGGGTTGTGACGCTTGGTTTCGACCAGTCATGGTCAAATACTGCAACTGATTCTGGTTACCTTGGCCTTCCGAACAACACGAATGGACTTGCCAACAGGTTCAAGCTCGCAATCTCATCTTCTGCAGGAACCTCCTTCGCAAATGATGACGGATATGCTGGCGTCAGGATCTACACGGCATCTCTCAATCCGTCTGACAGCACATACATCGCAAGGGTGCTCAACACAGACCCTGACCTCTTCGCTACGACGAAGCACCTCCTGTACCTCGACTTTCCTATCGAGGATGAGATTGCTCCGGTCCAGGTGGGAGCCTCCGGCGACAAGACGGTGTCTGCACTTGTTGGAAACTCAACTTGGATTGACACCTTTGGAAGGTTTGACACGAGGTACACGACTCCTCGCACTCCTGCAATCATCTCGCAGCCATTCGGTGGACAGGAATATGACCTCTTCCACTTCGAGACCATCTCAGACGGTGAGTACTCCAACGCACAGTTCAAGGTCTCAATTGCAAATGTGCAGGCCAGCACAGACGATTCTCGCCCCTACGGCACATTCGATGTTGTGCTTCGCAGGTTCGGTGACGATGACATCACACCACAGATAATCGAGCAGTACGCAAGGTGCACTCTTGATCCCACAGCTGACAATTACATCGCAAAGATGGTCGGTGACAGGAAGGTCTACTACAACTTCGACGTTGATGACAAGAACGAGCGCCGCCTCATCGTCTCCGGCAGGTTCCCCAACAGGAGCATAAACTTCCGCGTTGTGATGAACCAGGCAGTCGAAACCAGGCAGATTCCTGCAACGGCACTTCCATTCGGATTCAGGGGAATCCCTGTCATCAAGACATCAGATTCCCTGACCGATACCGGCGCGGTGCTGAACTTCGCTGGAATGTCATTCGGTGGAGCGGTCAGGCTGTCCGGCTCGATGGGAGCCTCTGTCGACAACTCGATAACAGGGTCCATCATCCCACCCCTTCCGTTCAGGTTCAAGGTCACACGCGGTGAGATGGGCCAGTCTGACCCGAACATCGGAGCACCAGGCGTGAATGAAAGGGCAGACTCAAGGTTCTACTGGGGAGTTGTGACGAAGAGGGTCCCACAGACCGGATCTCAGGAGAATGCAATCCTGAATTCGAACGCAGGAACCCTTGACAATGATCTCGTCAAGAACTACACAAAGTTCCACGGAATCTCAAAGCTTGGAAACCTCGTGACTGGTTCCGGCGCTGACGTCTTCAACGCCAACAAGTTCACGATGGCAAGGGTTGCTCTTGCTAATGCATCTCTTGCAACCGTCACAGGAACCGCTGACGTTCACATGAAGGAAGCCGCCTACATCAGGAATGGTGTTCCCAACGGTGTTGACTACACAATCAGCCTTGGTGGAAGCTCAAGGGTCACAATGGCGACCCTGGTGGCAACATCTTCGGTTGTCTTCAACAGGTTCTCACCATTCAACAAGTTCACGACCGTCTTCTACGGAGGCTTTGACGGCCTCAATACACTGGACAGAGAGAACAGGCTGATGTCTGATCGTGGTGCTTCAACCGAATCATCAACGAATGCAATAGGTTCTGGAAAGGCCAACGGCACAATCGAGACCGGCCTCAAGGTGAATGCTGCAGGAACAGGCAAGGATAACAACGTCATTGCTGCATACAGGGCTGCAACCGACATCATGACGGACGAGTTCAGCTCCAACGTCAATGTCCTCGCAATTCCTGGAATCAGGGACTCCTTGGTGACCACATACGCAGGTGACAAGGTCAAGGACTTCTCCAAGGCAATGTTCGTCAGGGACATTCCATCCTACGACGATGCAGGAAACCGACTGTGGATAGACTCATCTGTGCGCACAAACGTCAGGAACACATCCGAGACGTTCATCGGACTCTCGGTCGATAACAACTACGTTGCAACCTACTTCCCAGACGTCTACGTCCAGGATGAGGGTCTCAACAGGCGAGTGAAGGTTCCTGCATCAATTGCCGCAATTGGAGCAATCTCCTACAACGACAGGGTCTCATACCCCTGGTTCGCACCCGCTGGTTTCAACCGCGCTGCCCTGGACTTCGTCAACAATGTTTCTGTGAGACTGAATCAGTCCGACAGGGACACACTTTACGATTCCAGGATCAATCCGATCGCGACATTCCCACAGGGTGGTTTCGTAATCTTCGGACAGAAGACACTGCAGCTCGCAACGACAGCTCTCAATAGGGTGAACGTCCGTCGACTCCTCCTCGAAGTGAAGAGGGTCGTCAGTTCTGTCGCCAACTCACTGCTGTTCGAACAGAACAACTCAGTGACAAGGTCAAGGTTCGTTGCCGGAGTCTCACCGCAACTCTCACTAATTCAGGCACAGGCAGGAATCGAAAGGTTCAGGGTCGTGTGCGATTCAACAAACAACACTGACGCTGATGTCGAGGCGAATAGAATGAACGGTAGAATCGTTATCGTTCCGACCAAGACTGTTGAGTTCATTGCGATTGATTTCGTGATAACTCCCGCAGGCGTTCAGTTCCCGTAATAGATAATCGTGTAATGGAGCACACCTAATGGCTGAAACCGTAAGCAAGAGCCCGGGCGTAACAACGCGTGAGATTGACCTCTCCGCGCCGGCTACAACTTCCCCAAGCGGAACACCCGCAGGCGTAATCGGGACCTCACTCCGGGGTCCGGCATTCGTGCCAGTGGTCGTTGGATCGTTCCAGAGCTTCGTGACCAGGTTCGGTGAGAGTGACGGAGAAAAGTTTGGACCTCTAGCAATGGCCCAATGGCTCTCAAATGCCAGGGCAGGAGCATTCGTCAAGGTTCTTGGAATCGGTGACGGAAACAAGAGGGCAAATTCTGGTGTCAACGCTGGCAAGGTGACCAACTCTGGATTCGTTGTTGGCTCACAGCAAGTCCAGTCAACCGGTGACCTTGGAACGAACGCCTACTCCTTCGGAATCAATGACGGTCGTGCTTACTTCCTGAATGCATTCATGTCTGAGAGCGCAGGATCCACGGTCTTCAGTTCAGCAGGAATTCAGACTTCAGCCAAGGCAGTTCCAGTGATGAGAGGCGTCCTGTTCACACCACAGGGCGTCCAGCTTTCTCTTTCATCTTCGAACATAGCTGCTCACAGGAACGTCCTCTCAGCTTCATCAATCATGACTTCGATTGTTGGGCACTCGACAGGCACGGTCAACGTTGCAGGTGGCGCTCAGACATTCGTTCTCTTCCTCTCGGGTCACAAGTCTACAGACGCATACCCGAACGTCCTCACGGCAAGCTTTGATCCTACAGCTCCAAACTACTTTGCAAACGTCTTCAACACAGACGCAACAAAGACAGAGACTGCTGGCCACCTCCTTTACGCATCTTACGACTTCTATCCAAGGGTCGCCGTAATTTCAGCAGCCAGCCTCGATACAAGCGGCCAGACCGACAACGTTTCGAGCGGACTCATTGAGACAGCGTTCCTTGCAAAGGGCAACACATTCAATAGCGGAACTGTTGTCGCTCCGAACTTCGAGAACTTTGAGGACAGGTTCAAGACTGCCTTTGGTCCGTACATCACATCACAGAACTTCGGTGGTAAGATCTACAACCTCTTCAAGGTTCTTGCTCGTGATGACGGCGCATATGCAAACACGACCTTCAAGGTCAGCATCTCTGACATTGCCGCATCCTCAGATCCAACCTCCGAGTACGGAACTTTCACACTTTCAGTGAGACAGTTCGACGATACGGACATAAATCCTGTCGTACTTGAGAGCTTCTCGGGCCTCAGCCTCAACCCTGGCTCAACTCGATACATCGGAAAGATGATCGGTGACCTCAACACATACTTCGATTTTGACAGAGTGGCAGGTGCACAGAAGCTCACAATCGAAGGAAACTACCCGAACATGTCCAACTACATTCGGGTTCAGATCCACGATGACGTCACCAACCAGGAAGTTCCTGCAAACTCCCTCCCGGTCGGTTTCAGGGGACACTACCACCTGGTGACATCCGGAAGCGGAATAACTGACGCAACAACGGTCAACA